ATGGAGCGATCTTGTCTTACATACGAGGAGCTTGCTGACTACATCGGCAACGGGAAAACCGGCTACGGCTGGCATATCTCCGGCCTGCTGATCTATAACCAGCCGAAGGGACTAAGCGAGTTCCAGCGTGCAACTGACCCATGTGTATTCTGCATGGAAAGAATCGCACGGGAATGCACGGATTGCAAAAAATTTGGCGGTAACATTAAGCGCCCGCCGCAAAGCTGGTGCTATGTGGAGGCGATGAAGGATGAATGACCTAAAACCATGCCCGTTCTGCGGATATAAGGGCGTAGAAATACTTGCGGATGATAACGAGCATTTGTACTATCGGTACTTCTCACAGTGTCAGCGATGTGGGGCCGGCGCAAAGCGCGGCCACACAAAAGAAGATGCTGCTAAGGAGTGGAACAGGAGGGAGGAAAGAACATGACGAAGCGTTTTTGCGATCTCTGCGGAAAAGAAATATTCAAGATTCAGGACACTTATAGAGTCATCGTGGATAACAACACAGACATCAACTGCGCAAGAGACCCGAACATAGTGGATGTGAGGGAAATATGCCCTGCCTGCGCGAATCGTATCCACCAGGCTGTGCAAGACCTGAAACAGGAGGGCTGACAATGGGCGAATACATTGCGCGGAGCTATATCCGTAAAATGGCAATGCTTGAAATGGCATACACGATGGAAACCGAAACGGACGCCGCAGTTGTGCTGCGTATGATCGATGATGCCCCAGCCGCCGACGTTGCGCCGGTGGTGCATGGGCGGTGGATACATAGCCGATACAAGGACTGTTCTGAACAGTTTGAGCTTGTGAAGTGCTCCCAATGCAACCACGAGGCGTATGCGATGGCGTTCTATGTCCGCGGCGGCAATTATTGCCCCAACTGCGGCGCGAAGATGAACGGAGGGGACAACACTGAACGTTGAGCGCCCGGCTTCCTGCGAAAGTGTGCTGCGTGGGCTGCAGCATCAACTCATCGACTGAAAGGAGATATTAACTATGCAGTTAGAAGTAGCCGTTGAAATTCAGAAGGCTTACAGCAAGCTCACGTCTGGGCAGGTCCCCTTCACCAAGAAGAATATGTGTGCGATTTTGGCGCCACTTAGAGACAAGTACGGCCTGACGGACAGGCAGGTGCTGGCAGTTGCTCGCAACGAATTGTCCTTGGAAGAAATCATGCTGCTCAACCAGACTCAGGAGGAGACGAAGCAGCATGGATAAGTACATCTACGGCGAGAGAAAGGACGGAGGGCGGACCATGACGCTTAGGGAAAAACTGATGCACTATACAAATGATCTTGGCGACGTTGATTTGAAACAAGAAGCTATTGCAACCATCGAACATATCGCACAATACATGGACGAAGATGAACTATTGCATCATAGTCGGCCCCTCGCAATCGCCTATCTTGCTCTAACGGAAGATGCTTCTGTGCCGGTGGTGCGGTGCAAAGACTGTAAGCATTTGTGCGTGTGGAACCGAAAAGATATATACGCATTTTGCCCCAAAACAAATATCGTGTTTTTGCCATTTGACAAGGACACAAGGACGTTCTTTTGCAGCCTTGGCGAGAGAAAGGACGGCGGGGACGGCTAACCGCCAGCCGCCACACCGCAACAAAAGGAGGTAAGCTATGGAGGATCGGGACAAAAAATTGCTGAAAACCTATGCGGAGAACAACATGAGCATGAAAAAGACCGGCGGCGCGGTTTACCTGCACTATAACTCCATCCGCTACCGCTTTCGGCTCATTCAGCGGGAAACCGGGCTGAACCCACGGAATTTCTACGATCTGGAAAAGCTGTTAGCCATGATAGACGCGCAGGGGTCCTGACTACCTGCATCGGTAGATCAAAGGGGAGGGGCACTTCGTAAAGGAGGCCCAATATGAAATACCGATACACCGTCCAGCAGCTCCAAAAAATGGAGCAGTGCCGCTATCTCACCGACCGGGAGCGGCGCGTGTTCAATCTGGTTTGCCGCCGTGGCTGGGCGATCGAGGATGCGGCGGCAGAGCTGTACTTATCCCGTTCCTCCGTAAACGCCTGCCTGCACTCCATCCGGGATAAAGCGGGCATCTCCCGCCCAAACAAAAAACATCCATAAGCCATGACAAGCGGTGTCCTGTGGTACGGTAACCATAGAGCACCGCTTGTTTTGCGCGCGGAAACAGGGGGTGTATTTTTAGAGAAGGAGGAATATCTCTATGGCTGAATTTGCAAGCAAGGGCGTCGCAGGCACTGCTCTCGGCACCGGCATTGCCGGTCTGTCTCTGGGCGTCCTGAACTCTCTGGGCGGTCTCGGCGGGATGCTGCTGGGCAATCGCGTCATCCCCTTTGCCGCTGGTATGGCGGCGGAGGCCGGATGCAGCGAGAACCACACAATTAACCGCTACGAGCTGTCCATGGTGCAGGAGAACGCCAAGCTCCGCAGCGACATTGCCCTGCGGGATGCCAACACCTACCAGGACCAGAAGATGCTGGAGATGTACAAGTACATCGACGGCAAGCTGGGCGAGGTGCAGGGTGTGCTGGCTTCTCAGGCGGTCAACAATCAGGCCACCAAGGACAGCTTCCAGCTGTTGCAGGAGCGCGTGGACTGCTGCAAGAACGAGCTGTGCGGGGCCATTTCCCGGGAGCGGGACGAGCGGAAGTGCGCTGACAACACCATTGTCACCTACACCAACGCCACCTTTTATCCCAAAATGGTCGCGGACATCACCACCGGCACCGGCACCACGCCCCAGTCCACCTATAACCCCCTCCCCGTCTCCACCTGTGGCCACGGCTGCGGCTGCTAAGAGGCGAAGAGGGAAGAAGAGAGGGGCATAGCGCCCCTCTCTCCCGTCATTGGAGGAATCTATGGTAACATTGGAACAGATCAAGCAGGGCGCTGCCCGCTATGTGGACGAGGAATTTACCGGCAAGCTCACCGGCTGGCAGAAATGGGCGGTCGGCGCCGGGGCTGCTATGGCCATTGGCAATCTGGACGCCAGCCTTTCCGCACTCCGGGAGCATCCCGCCGTGAAGGCCCTCGGTGTTTTTGACGAGGCGGGGAACGTAGATATTGACAAGATCTACGCTTGCCTGAAAACCGAAGCCGCCAAAGGCCCCGTCACCACCAATATCCCCCTGATTGGGAACGTCACGCTGAATGAAACGGATGTGGACAAGCTCTACACCCTTATCAAGCAGAGTTAGGAGGATCGTATGTACGAGATCAAACACTTGGCCGAAGGGATCCGGGAAGAACTGGACGATGCCGAGAAGTACGCCCGTGAGGCCGTCAAACACGCCGAGGACCCGGAGGACGCCAGCACTTACGCCGACCTCAGCCGTCAGGAGCTGGGCCACGCCAATCGGCTCCACGAAATGGCCGTTCGCCATATCGAAAAGGCGAAGGACGCCGGTCACCATCCCACGGAGGCCATGCAGGCCGTCTGGGACTGGGAGCATGAGCGGATGATGGACCGCGCCGCCCATGTGAAAACGCTCCTGTCCATGATGTAACGCCAAAGAAACACCCCCCTGCACGTCGCAGGGGGGGATATTTTTATTAGAACATTATTTTTTTCTCTTACTGCCGCAACGGTTTCATGGCTTTCTGTGAATTTTCCTCTTGACTTTTGTATACCATAAGTGCTATATTTTTGGTATGCAAAAGGAGGTGAGCACGGTGCCCAAAAAGATGGGCAGACCTACGGATAACCCTAAACCCACGCAAATAGCAGTCAGATTTGATAACCCAACGCTTCAAATATTAGACAACTATTGTGAAAAGGAAAAAATAAGCAGAGCCGAAGGGGTAAGGGAAGCCGTTAGGAAGCTAAAAAAGTAAGAAGTAACCCGCCCAAAGCCAAATGCACGGATTACTTCTTATCCACCACAGAGGTTTCCCTCACGGTAAATCTATTCTATGCCGTCCGGGAGCCTCTGTCAAGTAAAATGATGGAGGAAGTACCATGGAAAAAATTACAATGGATGAAGTTCAGATCAAACTGGAACAGATCGAAGCCAGCTTGCAGCTTACCTTGGAGGGGATGTGCGGGGATTTTACCGCAGTCGGGAACAGCACCGGCGAAAATGAAAAGCTCCTGTCTCTAAGCGCCTGCCGACGAACCAACACCGTTTACGCCCCTGCCCTTGACCTGATTTGCGACGCCCTCGCCGCCCTCTCAGACCGCGTGGGAAGCGCGGTGAATTAAGGGGGTGTGGGTATGAACGAGATGCAGACCTTTGTTTATAGCGGCGCGGAAGTCCGCACGGTGCAGAAAGACGGTGCCCCTTGGTTCGTCCTGAAGGATGTGTGCGGGGTGCTGGGGATTTCAAAGTACCGTGATGTTGCCGAACGTCTTGACCCCGATGAAAGGGGGCCGGTCAGGGTGGACACCCTTGGCGGAGTGCAGGAAATGACCTGTATTAGCGAGAGCGGCCTGTACAATGTGATCCTCCGCTCCGATAAGCCGGAGGCCAAGCCCTTCCGCAAGTGGGTCACCGCCGAAGTCCTCCCCGCCATCCGCCGCAGCGGCGGCTATATCGCCGGACAGAATGACCTTTCCCCCGCGGAACTCATGGCAAAGGCCCTCAAGGTGGCGGAGCAGACCTTGGCGGAGCGGGACGCCCGCATTTCTTCCTTGCAGGTGCAAAACGCCATCATGGCCCCCAAGGCCGATTACTTTGATGAACTGGTGGAGCGCAACACCCTCACCAGCTTCCGCGACACCGCCAAGGAGCTTGGCATCCCGCCCCGGAAGTTTACACAGTTCCTGTTGGACAAGAAGTACATCTACCGGGATAAGAAAGAAAAGCTCATGCCCTATGAGAATAAGAACGATGGGCTTTTTGAGGTCAAGGAGAGCTTCAACGACAAAACGGCGTGGAGCGGCGTTCAGACCATGGTCACCCCCAAGGGCCGCGAGACATTCCGCCTCCTGTACCCTTATGTATAAGAACATCCCCCGCCGTCTGGCGGGGGATTTCTTTTAGTGCCACGGCGCTTCGCTGAGCGTTTTTGCGGCATAGCCATTCATAAGGTACAGGAAATCCTTTTCGGTGGGGGATAGATCCATTCCGTTGATAGCGTCCAGAACCTTCTCCTTTTTGGAACCGGCAATCGTGTTGCCGTTGGCGTCCTTGTCTGCGGTAAGCGTGTTGTCGGCTTCTCGGAATACATAGTATTCTGCGGGTGAAACGCCGTTTTTCTCCGCTTCCTCATACTTGGCGTAAGCGTCGCTGCTGTATTTGGGGAATACCGCCCGTTTCGCCTTGTAATTTGCGTAGCCAAGCATTTTATTCAAAAGTTCTGCCTTCCCGCCGTTCCCCATTTTCTTGTAAGCGGGCAGCTGCATGGCCTGCTGCACAAGCTTGTAGCTGTTCTGCCCTTTGGCCTTGGCATATTTTTGATATTGCTCGGCTGTCAGATTATGCGTTTCGTTATCAAATTCGATGGATTTTTCTGCGCGGCTGGGGAAAACCGTGGAATCTCCCGTTGCGTCCTTAACGCGCTGCAATTCCGCCTCCACCTTATCAACTTCAACCTGAGACACATACGCCGGGTTGATAAGGTTATTAAACGTGCGCGTAAGCGCGTCCCCTGTGGCTTCCGTGCGCCCCCATGCGTCAATATACGGGATCTGCTGATAATCCAATCCGGGAATTTTCTGAGATATCTTTCCGATTGTATATTGCAGATCGGTTGGGAGTTCCTTGTTTTTATCCACATAGGTGGTCATCCGCAGATTTTCACCGGTGCGCTCGATTTGCCCGCCAAACGTGGGGAATGCCTGCGTCACATAGTTCGTCAATGCCGACATGACCACGCTTCCGAGAACGCTGTCCCCACGGTTTTTGGCATAAGCCGCGCTCTCAAACGTGTCATTCAAGCCCTGAAGCATCGACATTTCAAGCATAGGGGCAGAGGCGTTTTTAACCGCACTCAGCACGTCCTTAAATTGCAGCCCTTGATCCAGTCCTTGATTATAAAGATTTGCTCCCACAAAAAACGGGATAGCTTCCGGAGCAAGCCAGTCAAGTGTGATGGATGTGCCGTTTTTCAGCTCCAGCGCATAATTTTGATGTCCTGTCAGATCATTGAAAGCCTGTTGGCGGTCATCATCGTCATCTCCGCCGGTCACATAGCCAGCCCCCGCCGCCAGAAAACCAGCCAGCATCAAAGCCGTCCCGGAAAGGCCGGTTGCTACACGGTCAAGCCCTTTCGACACCTGAACCATATCCTTCGCCTTTGCGCCGCGAACGGTGTCCACCGCTCCCAAAACCGCGCCGACAGGAGAATATTCTGCGGCTCGTACAGCAATATTGGCGGGTGTGCGCTTAAAGGGAACCATACCCTCTGCGATATACCCGGCAAATTTCTTCGCGGGATTATCGCTTTTGCTCAGCTTTCCAAGGTCACTTACCGCATCACTGACTACGTTTTTATCATTAAACGTATTCCGCAGCGCCTCTTGTGCCGCATAGTCCCGCGCACGATTGAGTACAGATTGGGGCGCGTCGGACATGGACTTATACCCATTGGCTTTCAGAAAGCCCGCCATGGATTGAGTGTAGATCCACTTTTTAGCGGCGGTATCCTCCGCTTCCAGTGCGCGGCTGTTAAAATCAGATGCCTTGTTGACCGCCTTGCCGATCAAATTATCATCGGAAAACGCCTTCGCTTTCTTTTCAATCTCGCTGAGAGAGGTCTGCCCCTCATTGTATTTGCTGGATTGCTCCAGAAAATCCTTCGCGTTTGAAAAGTCTGCCCGACATTCCGCGGCCAGTTTGCCGAACGGGTTGGCCCCAAGAAGGGATTTGCTGCGCTCCGTCTTTCCGCCGGTTGCGGCAGAAGCGACCCCCTCAACTATGGCTCCCACACGGTTTTTTACAGTAACCGGGATTTGGAAAAGCGTATTGCCCAAAATGTTCCGAATATGGGTGCGGGGGTTGCCAAGCATAGCAAGATACCGCAGGGTGTCATATTTGGCCCGGAAGGTCCCCGGAACACTCTGCGCGGCCTTTTCAACAATTTTTTCTGTTGCTTTCTGCCGTTCCTCCGGCGTTTCCGCGTCCAGAAAATCTTTTACATCCGCTTCATCCAGTTCAACCGCCGTCCCGTATTTTTCGTTCAGGTCAGAGATCGCCTTCTGCACGGACATAAGCTGTCCTTCGGGGGAGAGTTTTCTGAACATGCTCTGCGCCTGCATGGCCTGTGCAGCGGTTGTGCTGTTGCGCGTGTAAAGCGTCAGAAGCTCGGAGACATAGGCGGCGTTGCCTTCGTGCATGGCCTGTAAAATAAGCTGCTGCCCAAGGGCGGTGTTGTCCTTCGTTGCGACGTTTGCGGAAGCGGCCTGCCGGTACTGCTCCAATGCGCCGTCAAATCCCTTATTCTGAATAACAGAGCGCGCGTGATTAACGGCGGTTTCGTCCTGAATGGTGTCAAAAGCAAGTTTCCCGTCGGCAATTTGCTGTTCCAGAAAGAGGACGTCCGCCCCTGCAATTCCTTGCGCCCCGGCAATGGTGGAAGCGGATTTAGGAATATTGCGCCCCTCAAAGTTAGTGAGAGGAACATCTACCGGGCGGGCTGCATAGGCCCCCTCTGGGTGAAATTTATCCTTTGCGGCTTGCAGCCGGTCGTAATCCGTGTTCAACGTCCCGGCCTTGGCGTCACCCGGCGTGTCAAACTCCGTCGCACCCCCGTTCTTGACATTTTCCGCCCCCTGTGCTATGCTATCATTAGCATTGAGGGGACGCGTACCCTCAACAGGGCTTGACGCCGCAGAGGAAGCCGTAGGTTCCGGACCTACCAAGCTGGCCTCTGTTGGCGCCAAGTCCATTTTTACAACTTGATGGGTCCGATAATTGTTTGCGCCGGGTACTACTTCAACGTCAAATTTTGCAATATAGCTTTCTCCGTTGATGGAAACTGGCGTTTCAAAGTAATCATATCGAATGGTGGGGCGGTCTTTCCCGCTGTGCTGCGTGTACTCTCCGCTGCCGACGTAGGTGCCGTTCTGTACAACCTCTGAAACATTTCCCAGCAATGCCAGCTTTTCAGGAGTTAGCTTTGTGTCGCTGATGACCTTGCCAAGAACCTTATTGCCAATGTCCACCGTATAAGGCTGCCCGTTAAAGGTCGCTCCCTCTACAACAACGCCCTTTGCGGGCTTGAAGATGCTCTTATAGGCATTCTTCAGTGTGCTCTTAAAGCTCTGCACCGGGAAGGACGATTCCAGCCCCCGCGCACCGGCAATACTGTTCTGCGCTTGGGTCAGGGCGTCGCTGCTCACCTGAACCGGCGCTGTGTTCTGCCGCTGGGTCTGGGTCGGCACTTCACCCTTGTAAGGCTTCTTGATGGTAGTCGCCTGACCCGCCCGAATATTCTCCGCCGTCTCTACACCGGGGGCGGCGTTTTGCGCGCCCTCTGCGGCGTTTACGGGTGCAGGGGTATAAGTATCCTCCCGCATATCCGGTCGTGCCTCCTGCGTAGGCTGTGCGCCCGCCTGACCGTTTCCACGCTGTCGGATAACATCAACGCCAGCGCCGATGCCGCCCATAGCAGCGCCCACCGCCGCGTCATACAGCGCATCGCTCAGATCGAACCGGGCAGAGGGGGCATAGGTGGCCCGCTGCAAAACGGGCTGGAAAATATCCTCGATAAATTCCTCACCGCCCTCGGAGATCATGGAGAGGGCCATGCGGCCCGCCGCGCTGTTATTCAGTTTGGAAAGCGCACCGCTGATGGCGTTGTCCAGAACGCCGCCGCCGAACGCCTTTTTAAAGGGGCTTGCCACGTTGCTGATCTTCTCCGTGGCAAGGCTCAGCGCACCGCTGCCCAGCCCGTAGGCAAGCTGCTGGCCATAGGTGGCCCCGGCCTGTCTGGCCCGTTGGGCGCTGCTTCCGGCGGAACGGGCCGACATCAGAGCAAGACCGGCTCCGGGGATCACGGCGCTGGCCGCCACGTCCCCCGCCATCTGTACGCCCTGAACGCCCAGATCCACGGCGAACTGGCCCACCGGCCCCAGCCCTTTCTTGGCCCGCGCCACGTCCGCAGCGGAGCTTTGGGACAGACGGTCTGCCTTCTGATACGCCTTGTCCGCCACTGCCTTGTCAGACTGCTCCACCGCCTTGGTGTAGCCCTCATGGGACGCGATGCGGCGTTTTGCCGCCGCAAGGTAGCTCTGCACCTGCTTCACGTCCGCCGCCGTCATGGCCTTGCCGTTGGCCCACTTCACGTCCCGGAGCATCTTTTCATACCGCTTCACCGCATCATGGTCGCTTTGCAGGGATTCCCCGGCGTTCTGGTTGGCGATCCGGGTATTCAGCTTCCCTGCCCCCTCCGCCAGCACACCGCCCAGATTTGCGTAGGCGGAGCCGGCGGACTTCGCTGCGCCGGAGATCACCTTCCCCACGCGCCCGTTGTCCAGAGAGGGGGGCGTGGTGCCGCCGGTCCGCACATCTGCCAGCAGGCGGCTGTTAGGTCGGCTGTTCCCGGTGCTGGCGTTCTCCATAGGCCGGGGGGAAGCAGAAGGCGTAACGGCCTTCGTCTCCTTGGCCTTCCGCGTCTCCACCCGTTTGCCATAGGCTACCAGGTTCGGCATCTGAACGCCGCCGCTGTTATTCTGTGTTTTGTTGACCCGCTCGCCGTAGGCGACCAGATTCGGCATCTTTACCGCCATCGTATAGCCTCCTTACCCGAATAGATCGGAAAGCTCTTGCTGCTGTGCCTCTGTCAGGCTGTTCCAGTTGGATTTTAGGTAGCTCTGCGCCTTTGCGTAGTTACCCTGAGACATATAGCCTGTGATCGTTCTGCGGATGTTTCCGTAGTTGCTGCTGCCGCTTCCGCTGCCGCCGCCCTGATACTTCGCCCATGCCTGGTCAGCTGTCAGGCCGCCTGCGGCCTTCTTGGAGTTGGCCCCCCACTTGCCGTCCTGAGACACACCGTAGTATTTCTGGAGCTGCTTTACCTGCTCATTGGTCAGGGAGCCGTTGGAATAGCTTCCCTTCTTTTTGCCGGTGCTGCTGCCGGTTTTGGCAGTGCCGGTTGTCCCCGCCGTCAACCTGCCGGTGCCGTACAGGGAATCATAGGCTCCCTGCCCATAGTAGTAATCAAAGGCGGAGATCACGTCATCCGTCACGATGCCGTTTTTCAGGGCGGACTGCACCTGACTGGCGGTCAGCGTCGGCTTTACCACGGTGCTGCCGCCGGAGCCGCCGGAGCCGGAGCCGCCGGTCTGCCCGCCATACTTGGCGTAGAGATTCTGCTGCCGGACGTATTCCTCGTACAGGGCGTTTGCCAGCTCCGCGTCTCCTGTGGCCTCTGCCTTGGCAATGGCGTTCCGGTACTCCGTGTCAAGCTGGCTCCGCTGGAGGTCGATCGCCGCCGTCTTTTCCGCCTGCTCCCGGTCGATCTGGGAGAGGTTCTGCTGGAGCACAACGTCCTGTGCCAGCGCCGCCTGTCCGGTGGTGCCGGTGTTCAGGCCGTTTGCCACCGCCATCTCCTGAAACGCGCCACGGCTCAGGGCGTTCTGGTTGGCCGCGCTGTTCCGGGCAATGTCATACACCGGCGCGATCTGCGCACGGCTGGCATCCAGTGTGGCGGTGTTCTGCTCGTAGGCGGATTTCAGCGCCGCCAGCTCTGCCGCCACCTTCTTGGCGTACAGCTCCTTCAAGTAGTCGTTGCCGTCCCCGATGTCAAAGCTCATGCCGGTCTGAGCGGTGCCGGGGTTCTGCACCGGCACATTCCCGGCGTTAATATCCGTGACCCGCTGCTGCTGGCTGTATGCCGGGGTCCCGTAGCCGGGTGTCCCGGCCTGTGCGCCGCCATTCGCGGCCAGATAGTCTCCAAAGGACTGCACCTTGCCGCTGGCCTGTGCGGAGGGGGAGGTATCCGTGCCCATGAGATAGCGGTAATAGGCCAGCTCCGCGCTTTCCGGGCTGTTGTTAAGCCCCAGCCGCCGCCGCAGATCATTCACGGAGGAAAGGGCGCCGCTGTCCGTCACATAGCCGTTCTTGTCGATGGTGTAGCCGTAGCCCGCCCGGATGGCGTTTGCCGCCTGGTTGGCCTGATCGCCGGTAATCTCACCCCGCTGCAGGCGGTTGCGGATGTCCTGAATCTTGGAGCGGTCCAGTGCGGACAGCATTTCGTTGTCCGTCCACGCGCCGCTTTTACCGTAACTGCCGTTCCCGGCGTTGATGTCCTGATGGGGGGTGTAGTCTGCCATGCCCTTCACGGCTTTGTAGGCGTAGCCGTCATCGTCATAGAACACGGTATAGCCGTTGGACACCTGCGCCCTGCCCGCCAGATCCTGACGGCGGCTCATGTCCGCACCTACGCTGTAGGTCACGCCGTTCTGCTTGTAGTTCTTTACCTCGGAGTTGCTGGTGGGCATCCCGTAGATGCCGCCGCCATTGTCATTGCGGTTATAAGAAACCCCGCCGAAGGTCCCCTGAGAGCTGCCGCCGGAACTGCCGCTGTTCCCCCGATTGCTGGATCCGCCGTAGGTCTGAGAATACGTCTTGTCCGAACCGATCATGTTGGGCTCCCTGCCGCCGTACTTGTCAGCGATTTTATTCTCTCGCTCCTTGGTCAGCCGGTCCCGCTCCGAGGAGGATAGATCCGTTCTCTGAAGCTCCTTGGAGTAGTCTTTGTTTTTATCGTAGTAGCCTGCCATGTTTCCGCCTCCTTATCCCTTCCAGTCCGCTTTGGCTTCCCGGACGTCGATATGGCAAAAGCTGTCATAAACCCCCACGCCGCCCCAGTCTGGCATCAGCTGCCGTGCATAAGCCGCCACCTGCGCCGGGGTCTTGCCCCGTACCACAATGTCAGCCGCCGTGCCGTAGCAATGCTGGCTGTCCGTCACGCCGCCCACCTTGGCGTTGTACTGGGGCGTCCGGTACCCACTGTTGATGGTCACAGCCGCGCAAAAGTGACTGCGGAGGCTCTGGAGCACCATCACCAGCCGTGGGGCCACCAGTACGGCGTCGGAGCCGTCCTTGCTGGCAAATTCTTTCACTTTAAAGTTTGTGGACAGCTTCTTATCGCCGTCCTTCGCCTTGGAATAGGCGTTGATCTCGACCATAGGTTTCTCTCCTTCCGGCTCGTATGCGTCTCCGCTTTTCTTTTTCCACACCAGGAAGAACGGGATCACCCGCCCGTCTCCGGTAAAGCCCTTGCCTGTCGAATCCATGAAGCAGGTAGACCCGCCGCCGTCCATCATAATGGCGTTGTCCCAGCCGGACGCGGCCAACAGGTCCCGCAGCTGTTCCGGCGTCCGCCGGGCCTTGCTCACATAATAGGCAAACCGCCCGTTCTTGGTGCCGATGGCCGTCCGTGGGGCGCGGTAGCGCATATCCGATCCGCAGGTGACGGGGTTGATCTTCTTCCCGCCGATGATGAGGTGGACACACTCCATGTAATTCCGGTCCCCATTGGGCACGGCCTTTACGCCGAAGTCCGCCGGGGTGTCCCAGCTGATGGCCCACGCCCGGTAATTGGGGGCCTTGTAGACCTTACCGTCTGCCTTCAAATGGCAGGCCGGGGTCTGGTTCCGCAGAAAAATGGAGCCATTGCAGATAGCGTCCCCGCCCGCCTCCGCCAGCATCTTTTTCAGGTTGGCCGTGGTGGAGCGGAGACGCTTCCGGTTGAAATAGATCTTCAAAAATTGGAGATCGGAGAGCGGGACGGTGCCCGCTCTCGTGCTCATGTGTGAGCCTCCGTATTCTGTTTCCCCTGATCGCTTGCCTGACGAATGGCGTCCAGCATATTCTTGATGAAGGCGGGGTAGGGGACCCCCATAATGGCGGTATTCTCCAAAATCGACAGGCCCTCGTTTGCGATGAAAAACATACACACTGCGTCACGGGCAAAGTCGCTGGATGTGGCCTGATCCAATAATGCCCCCATCCATACCAGCGCCAGCATGACGCACTTCTTCGCCAACCCCTTGAACCCGGCGTCGGAACTCAGCGCCCCGGTGCCGCTCTTGCTGGACTTATGCCAGATGGCCGCTACCATCCAGCCGGTGGCGTAGTCCAGCACCATGAAACAGATCAGCACTTTCAGCGCCATATCCCAGCCCCCCAGAGCCTGCGCGATGGCAGAGCCGGTCGCAGCCAGCACCGCCAACACCGTATTTTTGATGTGTAAAGCGTTCATAGTGTACCTCCTTTTGGTGGTCACACGCGCACGGCCTTCTCAGGATGACCGCCCTCGTCCCACGTAATATCGTAGGTGCCCTCCGGGGTTTCCACCCGCACGGTCTGACCGGCCTTCGTGACATCGTACCGCATATAGTCATGCAGATGGCGCACGTCGGCGGGTTCGGTCTCCGCAGGGATGAAGCCCTCGGCCATTTCCGCCTCGGTCCAACCGGCCACGGAGCCGTCGGGATTCAGGTGGAAGTTGGCACCCGCCGCTTTCAGCTCGGCATTGATGGCCTCGATGGTTTTGCCACTCTTGCAGCCCTCGTTGATGATCTCGGCAAACTTCTTCTCCATAGTGTTTCTCCTTTCAATTTTGCGGTTGTCTGTGCAACCGTTTCAAATTAAATCCGACTTGCTTTCGTGCAAGTCAAAAGTCCGACTTGGTTTCGTGCGGGTTAAAATTCAGGCCATTGTCTCTCGCAGATTGGGCAAACCCACCGTCCCTCCGGCACAATGGCTCCGCATATCACGCAATAGTCCATGGTCAGTCAGTGGTCTTGGTGTATTTGAGCAAGGCGATAGCATGCTCCGAGGTTGTCCAGTACCCATATGTTGAGATATGAATATTTGTTGGGTCTGTCGCTATAGTTATGCTATCCCCACCTAAACCCTCTGAACCCTTGAAAATGCCATTGGCGATATAAACGCCTGACTGCGCTGTCGCTGAAATAAAATTCTTAACCCCAGATATTCCGTGGGGCGTTGCCCATGTCGTATTTGTTTGAGGGGTGCCACAATCCACCGTCTTGACATAAACCGGCTTGCCCAGATACCGCTCAGTTGTGCGGTACTCTACGCCCAGTTCCATGGGAGGATTACTCCATTCGACTGGCCGCCACACCCCATTATCCTTTAACATTCGCCACAATCCATTGGTAGTGCCTCTCGGTTCGGGCGAAATGCCAATCAGTGATGCGCTTGTACCTAATAGTTTTGATAGAACGGCAACGATATTCCCGGCCCCAGAATATTGGCCCGTTGAAGCTGGACCACGTGTATAAATAAGTTGTGATGTTCCGTCTGGCATATCGGCAAGTAACGCATCAAGCTTGCCACAGTATGTTTCATAGGTATCTTCGGTGTCGGATGCGAGTACGTTTCTCAAAGAGTCTCCCCACCCAAACCCGCCGGGAGCGGAGTTGATATTCGTACGGGCCTGCGCCTTCTGCTCGTCACTGAGCGTCTGCGCCGCGTCGTAGCGGACGGAACCGGAAATGTCCCCGGCGTTCAGAGTGATGTTGCCAGCGTCATCCGGCGTCTTACCATTGATGTTGGCGGGGTATCCTCTTGGCCCTTGTGGGCCTTCCGGCCCTTGAATTCCCTGCTCGCCTTGCGGACCTTGCGTGCCCTGGACGCCCTGCGGACCTTGCGTGCCCTGAATACCCTGAATTCCCTGTTCGCCCTGAATTCCCTGTTCACCCTGCGGACCTCTGATTGGGCCGATATTGCTCCATAATTTTCGGTCTACATCCCAGTTGTAGATGGTATTGCTCTCTGCTGTACCAACAGCGTATGCGTCCCCCTCTGCACCGGTCGGATGCGCGGCGTTCAGCTCCGCCAAAGAATCATACATAGCTTTGATCGTGAAGCTGCGGCCATCGGCGCCATCGTTACCTTTGGGGCCTTGGGCACCGATAGGCCCCTGAATACCCTGTGCACCGGTAGCTCCGGCAGGCCCTTGCAGACCTTGGGGACCCTGAATCCCCTGAATACCCTGCGGGCCTCGGATGTTCCGGCTGGCCGGAACCGTGGTAGTAGGCTCCTGAATGCTCCACGAGATTACGCCGTCATCGTTGATGCTGGGAACAAGCACCTGGCCCCGGTCGCCTTTCACGCCCTGGATACCCTGCGGCCCTTGTGCGCCAGTTGCGCCGGTTGCGCCGGTATCGCCCTTGATGCCGGCCACAACGGTCACGCCGTTCTGGTCTGTCACCGTGCCGTTGGTGAACTGCATCCGGCTCCGCTGGGGGAGGGCCTGTCCGTCCGGGCCGATAATCAGGTGGCCAGAAGAACCGGTTGCCTGCCAGGTATCGCCGTCCGTGCTGACCTCCAGCACCTTATCGCTGTTCAGCCGGATGTACTTGAATCCGGCCTTGTTCTGCGGCAGCAGCACCGCCGTTTCCACGCCCAGATTTTCCAGCGCCGGGATCAGGGTCTCGTTCATGTAGGTCTGAAGGGCCTTGCCGCCTTCGTCGAACTTGTTTTTCAGCTCGGCAGAGGTCATCCCGCCCACGTCATTAGGCTCATCGTCCAATGCCGCAATGATCGCCATGTTTTTGTTGAATTTCTCAATCGCCACAGGTTACACCTCCGTTTTCGGCACTTCGCCGGTCTCGTTGATTTTCCGTTGCAACTGGCCATATCCGGCCCCGCCCCGAATGGGGATGGCTTCCTCTTCGGTAACAGGCTGTTCACCCTCTGCTCCCGGCTGACCACCCATCATGGCACGTTCCTGCTGCTGGAGGGCTTGGATCAGCGCCTCCTTGTCGGTGATCTGTCCGGCGGGCAGCCGTTTCAGATATTCCACCGTGGAGATCTTGCCCTGCATCAGCAGATTGTCCAGCGTCTGCATCGCGGCGATCTCGCTCCAGTAGGAAGCCGCACCAGCGTCCAGTCCGATGGTAAAGGGGATCTCCTTCAGGATGGAGAAGTCAAAGGGAACTACCAGTTTGCTGTTGTCATAGGGGTTGGAGATTTCCACATACCGCTCTCCGTAATATTCGCCCATGAACTCCATGTAGATGCGGCCCAGATCCTCAATGCTCTGCAAGAGGTTCTGCTTCGTCAGCTCCATAGGCGTTGCCGCCGCCCGCTGCAAGGCGATAATGGCGGAGGTGTTGTCCGGTCTGGTATCGCCCAGCGCCACGTCCGATGCACCGAGGAACTTCTGCGTATAGCTGATGGCAATGTCAATGAACTGGCTGATCTGGGGGGAGATGCTGGCGGGGTCAATAATCTTCGCCACGCCCTCCACGCTGCCGTTTACCGGAATGGCCCCGCCGATCTTGTTTGTCCACTTGGCTACCTTGGTGGAATCGTATACCACCTTCGGATAGGCCAGCGTCATAAGGGAGATCATGGACATGGCGAACAGTTTGTTTACAAAGATCTGGTTGGGCAGCAGGCCGGTAATCATGGCCTGTCCGTGATAGCAGTCCTGCACATAGTCCCAGTTCATCCACGTCAGAGGATACAGCTTGATACCGAGATCTAGATCGCCCCGAATCTCCGCCTGCCGGGTACACTCATAGGCGTGGACGGTACCGGTTTCGTCATCCTTCCACAGCCGGAGCAGAACCGTCACCTTGTTCCCGCTGCCGCTCATGGAATCCATGTAGTTGTTGCCGCAGTCCTTGTTGTCCGGCTGGATCTCGTCCGGGTCCTTGCCGTACCGCTTGGCCCGCTTCCGGGCCTCACTCAGCAGCATCCGCCTCTCCAGAATGATATAGGGTTGGCTCTGCACGTCCCGGTTGTTGGGGTTGCCGAACAAAACCTGCGTGTTCATCAGAACCTCCGTGCGGATGGCGCCCTTGCTTGCCTGCCCGGTCTCCGCCGTATCGTCCCAGTAGGTATACATACAGCCGTCACCGTCCACGGCGGCATTTCGGGTATACTCCCGGATGCGCCCGCCGATGCTGTTGCGCTCAAAGATGGACGCGAACTGATCGTTGAGAATGTCGGCCACCAGCTCCAAAGTCTGCGTGTTCCGCTCCCCGCTAGAGGACATGGCTCGCGCCCACAGCTTCAGATTATCCGTGGAGATATTCGCCACGGAGAACAGCACCACCCGCTTCAAAAAGTTAAATACGGGGGTGGGGAGGCCGTTGCTCTGCACGCCCTCCCACTGCTTCAAGGTTGTTATCGCAGAGGCTTTTTATCCCCTGCTTCTCATGGTTTCCCATGAGTTCAGCATATCTTTTCACTCGGTCTGAGTGCCCCCGCCTCGTGGTGGCTGATAGCGGTTCACGCCCTGCCACTATGCGTTGCGGCTGGCTTACATTCCTGTAAGCCTTCACCTCTGATTAGCTTGCGAGACTTATGATTTTTATTTGCCCTCGCTGTGTTTTCACTGCGAGTGATCCACCGGCAGTTTTCAGGGCAATACCCATCATTGGGGTCAATGCGGTCAATGGTCAGGTCATCCGCGTATCCATGGTGCAGTGCCCATGTCTTGAACGCCTCATAGCTGTCCCATTCGTCACACACACGAACGCCCTTGCCGCCGTACAAATAGTAGGCTTCACGATTTGCGTTGCTACACCGTTGCCGCATCCCGCTCCATATCGTGTAAAGCCGTGTTCTGTGGTCATGGCTCTCTCCGTGTAACGTATTCTTTTTCCCCTGTGCTTTTGCCGTTTCTCGACGCAAGCACCCGCAAGAAGATGTATTTCCGCTTCGGAGGTTATTGCCGGTGGCAACAACCACCAGCCCACAATCACAGGCGCACTTCCAATATGTCTTATGGTTTTGCAGGCGGTCGAATCCAACAACAACTAAGCGCCCATATCTTTTACCGGTTAAATCAATCATATTCATCCTCCATTAGATGTTTTGTCTCGTTTAGCCTTCCAGCTTTTTTCGGGGGTTTTACATCGGCAAGCCTTTACCGATGAAGAAGTTTTCGTTTGTCTCTACACAATCGTACAGGTCTATCCCGGAATTGAAATTCACCCCGGCAGCGTATTCCTTTGCCACTTGCTCCGGGGCCATGATGCCTTTACTCATAACATCACTCCTTTACTTGACATTGCCTGTGTATCGCAGCTGCACGTCCGTCTCCAGAACCGTTGCGGTAGACGATGCCGATTTGCTCTTGAATACCAACTTGTAGAAGGTGGCCTTCTTCACCTTCATCTTCACCCGCCGGACCTGCGGCTTTCGGTTGGTGCCGAAAGACCAGTGGGCGAAGTCCGCATGGGCAAAGGTGGCCAGACCGGAGGACACGATTTTCTCCGGGTAGTCGCTGCGGCGGTTGGTCTCCACCGTTACGTGCACCCGCGCGTTGCTCTCCGGCTGGATCGCCACGAAGATCAGCGGGCTGTATTTCAGCACCCAGTCCCGGTCAAAGTCCATGGAGCCGGTAGCGGCGTAGGCGTCAATGTCCTTGCCGTCATCGTTCCGGTACTGCCGGGAAAGATGCACCACGCCGCCGTCAGGCCGGAAGCCGTAGGTCTCCAGCCCTATCTCCACCATGGCCCGGAAGCTCAATCCGGTGTAGAGATACCATGCGTCCGCGCCGTAGTTCAGGATCAGCGCCTTGTCTCCGTACATCCACCAGTATTCTTGCGCCGATTTCCGGTTGAAGGTCCGGGTCTCTTTCATGTCAAAACCTTGCAGCGTCACTTCTACCCGGTCGGAGATCCGTTCCGCATTCCGCTCGTCAAAGGTGATGTTTCCGCTGGTGGATACGCTCCGCCACCGGTACACCGCCTGATCGTCCAGCGTCAGGGGGTTGTTCTCCAGAATGTCCACCTGACCCGGAGCCTTATTGCCGAACTGCCGGTTGACAGGGGTCACGTAAAACGCCGCCGTGGTGACGTCCGTAGCCGTTACCAGCGTGGAATAGCTCATGGAGTAGGTGGCGTCCTGCTTGAATACCACCAGCCGTGCGTAATGGCGTACCATGCCGGTAATGGGCGTGTTGGCCTCGCCCACCTCCGCCTCGTACAGGTCCGGGAAGTATTCCGCCGAAGGCTTCCCGGTGGCGGAATCAATGCCGGAGTAAATGGTCTTGTTGGTGCCGTCTCCGTAGAGGAACACGCGGCTGTCCGTCTGGCCGTTGTAAAGCTCGGAGAAGCGCATCCCCGTTACCTGCGCCCGTTCTCCATTGCCGCTGCGGTAGATCAGCTCCAGTGTGTTGGTTCCGGCAGCCGGGGCAGGGGTAATGGTGAAGGTCCGTGCCGTCAGGTCAGAGGTGTAGGTCTGCGCCGTGTCCCCAATCTTCACGGAGATGATCTCATCCACCGTCTTTTCCGGGATGTGGAAAACCGTCTCCTTGCCGTCGGGGGAATACAGCACCTTCCGCTTGCCCGTCAGCCGGTTCACGTTTTCCAGCAGAAACCCGCCGCCCGCAGGTGTGGTGGCGTTCATCACCGTGGGGATATAACCCTCCACCGATGTAAAGCTGCTGTTGTCCTTGCCGTCCCAGCTCATGTACTCATGGCCGTTCAGCAGGTAAACCTTGTTGGAAAAGCCGAAGAACGAGGTCTGGTCCTGCGTGCACTGGCCCACAACCTTGGTTGTTGCCGCCGCCGGGTCCAGAGAGAAGATCAGCCCGCCGAAAGCAGCAAGGGTCCGCTGCTTGCTGTCGACCACGCCCTCCCACGCGCCGGAGAAAACCGGGTTTGCTGTGGGGGCCGTGTGGCCGCTCTCCGCGCACCATGCGTCCCACGCCGTTTTCAGATTCAAAACCGTCTTAGTGCCGGGGCGCAGCTGCAAGTGCTTCTCCCGCGTCACACGGAAGTTCCGCATCTTGCTCATTTCGCCGTTCTTGATCTTGGTATCCCCGTCCGGGTTCTCGTTCAGGCCCAGAAACTGGCGGATCTTCAACACCTGAATATCGTTGCTGGATGTGATTTGAGCCATCGTCCGGGCCTCCTTTATCCGTAGGATAGATAACCGGCGGTCATTTCCCCGCCCGTCATCACGTCATCGTAGTCCTCGCCCTCGTCAAAATCGTCCACGATCTTCTCCACGGTTTTCTGAGCGCCCAGAACGCGGGTGACACAGAAATACCGGGCAGCGTCGCAGATATGAGTGATTTCGTGGGGTTCCGTGGCGCAGTCCGAGGGGTTTTTCTCGTCATGCTGGATGGAGGGCAGATTGCGGATCAGGCCCACGCAGTTTTCTGTCACCAGAAGTCCGGGCCGGTCCGTGTCGCTCTTCATGGGCTTCAGCAGCTCCTTGACGGCCATCCAGCCCTGAACGCGGTTGTTGCTGGCCTTCAGCAGCCCTAACCCGTATTGCGCGAAGATCTCCGCCATGCTCCGCCCGCTGTCCTTCTGCCGGTTCCACATATCCGGCGGGGCAATGGTGAACTCGATGTGCTCCTCCGGCGGGGTCAGGGCATTTGCCAGCTTTGCCGCTTCGCTGACGATCAATCCGCTTTGCTGTACCTCCCGGTACACATAGGCCCGCCCCTCAAAGTCCACCGCCACCCAAAGGCAGGCGAACATATCAAGGCCGTAGTCGAACGCCCGGTATTTCTTCCACTCCCGTGGCACCCGTACAAAAGGCGCGATCACATGGGTTTCTTTGTGGAACTCCGGGAAGAACGTGCCTGCCATGGCGTCCCAGTCACCGTAACGCCACGCCCGCCGTACATCCTCCGGTAGCAGGTCCAGCATTTGCTTGTACTCCGGGGACGCCTCCAAAAGCTGGGGGTTATCGTCCACCGTGGCGGGGATGAAGGTGTAATCCTTGGCCTTTTCCCCCTCCCGGTACTCCCGGTCCACGAACAGCCGCTTTACCCACAGGTGGCCGATGCCGCCGGGGTTGCAGGTCAGGTACATCCGCCGGGGAAACTTGGTCGCGCCACGCAAACACGCGCCCAGTGTGCGGAACTGGGATTCCGAGAACTGAGTGGCCTCCTCCATGAAGATCCAGTCAAACTCAAGGCCCTGATATTCCTGATCGTCTCCCGCGCCGTAGTGCCCGAACTTGATAATGCTGCCGTTGCAGAAGAACATCATGCGCATACTGCCGTTGTAGCTGCCCACCTCCGGCGGGATCAGCTTTTGCATGGGCAGGATGATGTTCTGCTCCAATTCCGGGTACTCCCGGCGCACGATCAGGATCTTGATGCCTGGGTAGGTGAGCGCACCGCCTGCCGCCTTCCGCAACAGAACGTGTGTCTTGCCGCCGCCTCTGGCGCCGCCGTAAGCCGTGTACCGGCTCCGGGACTGGCAGAACTGCTTCTGCTTGGGGTTCAGTGTCCCCAAATCAACCTGCACCGTTCCGCCTGCTGTCTGTTTATATCGAGGCATAATCGCTCCTTATATCTGGTGGACGGGCCGGGTTCATGCGCCCGCTCCGTCCATATATGGGGGAAGGGGCCGAAGCCCCCTCCCATGAGATCACTCGTAATCCTTGGTGCCCTCGATGCCCACGCAGCCGTCCTTGGTGCCCACAGCCCGCAGGGTCTGACCGGCGGTCAGGGTCACAGGAGCAGTGTAGACCTCGGCGGTGGTGGAATACCGGGGGTTGGTGCCGTCGGTGGTGTACTTGAACACCACGCCGGACACGGCGGTGATGCTGACGGCATGGCTGGTGATAGACATCACGGGGGCCGCCAGAATCGCAGCATTGCCGCAAACGGCAACACCGTCGCCCTTAGCGCCCAGCACGAAGCTGTCATAGTAGGTCACGCCCTGCACCACGGGGCCGGAATAGCCCTGCACCTCGGTCAGGATGTTGTACTTCTGGAGCTTCACAGGGTCCACGGTGCAGCCCTTGTGCTTGATGAAGAAGTACACACCGGCGGGCATGTAGCTGGTAGGGATGGGCTTCACGCGGCAGCCGTCGAACTCGCCCACAACGCCCTTTGCCAGAGCCTCCTTGCCCAGAGCGTCCACGCCGATATAATCGGGCATCTGCTTGAGCAGCTTGTAGTACTCGGTGGCGATGTAGAGGGTGCGGCCCTCCAGAGGCACCAGCGCGTCGGTCATCTTCGCGTTCAGGTCGATGATGAGACCGCCGATGGTGGCCTTGGTGGGAGCGGTAGCCTCCTTGACGGCGATGTTCGCGCCCATGATCCACTTCTTGATGCGGTGCTTGTCCATGCCGGGGATGGTCACCTCGTCCAGCTGACGGCGCAGAGCGCTGCCTGCGGACTTCTGGATGGCCTGATCGGTCTGGTCCAGCGCGTCGATGGTGAAGGAGAAGGCGGGCTGCATCTCGCAGGTCATCTCCTGAAGGGTGTCGCCCACGTCATGGACCTCACCGAAGCGGTTGGAGCCGCTGCGGGTGTACTGGGTCTCAGGTACGGTGTTCACGCTGCCGATGCGGATAGTGCGGCTGTTGGGATTCAGCCAGGAATAGCTGTTGCCGCAGTCATCGGCGGTGATGGAAGCTTTCTTGAAGCGCTCCGCGATCTTAGTTGCGTACTTAATTGCGTAGTTGATAGCCATAGGTAAAAACCTCTCTTTCGTCCGGTTTCCCCATAGGCAAAAGAGCCGTTACATGGCACTGTCAAAGGCGTCTCCGAAATCGTCCCGCGTCTTGGAGTTGTCCCCGGCACTTCTCATGCTGCCGGTGGAGCGCTCCGCGTTCCGCTGGTTCTGCTGTATGGAGGCGGTCTCCCGCTTGGCGTCTGCCGCGTCCTGCCGCGCCTGCTGCACGGCGTACCGGGCGTAGGCGGCTACCAGAGAAGAGCCGTTCCGCACGTCTGCCCAAACCTGAGGCGGGATGCTGTTAGGGTCCTTTGCTGCCTCGGGGAATGTCTGTTGAAATTCCTGAATGTCCGCCTGCCGGCGGCTTGCCGCCTCGGCCTCGGCCCGCTGGGCCTGCGCCATGGCGTCCTGCTGAGCCTGCCGCTCTGCTTCTGCGGCGGCTACAACGGCCTCCCGGTCCTCAAGCTCCACGGAGCGCCGCGCGTCCGCTTCACTCAGGCCCTCGGCCTGCTTTGCCTGCGCCCGGAGCATGGAAATGTAGTCCTTGGTGTTCAACCCCTGCTGGTTTGCAAAGCGGTTGACCATCTCCATCACAGGCTTAAACTCGTCATACTGGCTGCGGATGCGGTCATAGTCCATGCCCTTCTGGGCCAGTGCCACCATTTCCGCTTCGTTGGCCTGCCGCACCTCGCCCATGTGCCGCAGCTCCCATGTCTGAGGCCGTGCGTCCACGGTCTCCGCCTCGGTCTGCTGCGCCTGGGCTGCCTGCTCCGCGTCTGCGGGAGGCTCGGTGTCCTCATCCGGCGTCTCTGCGCTCTCGCTGGGGTCTTCGACAGGCGTTTCCTCGCCAGTCTCCGTCGGATCTGCGGTCTCCTCCGGCTGGTCTGCCATCATCTCCGCGCCGCCGTCCCAATCGTCCAAAAAGGCGTCCGTGGTCTCGGGCTCCTGTTCGGGGATCTGGTTCATGTTTTCGTCCATATTGGCCTCTTTCCCCGGCCTGGTCTGGCCGGATCTTTGTATTTTCAAAGCCTGGTCTGGCTTTGCTGATAAAACAAAAACGAGACCACAAGAAACGGCTTTCGCCGTTCTCATGGCCTCGTTGGGCTCTCGTTTATTCAGTTTACTTGAGAATTATTCCACAATCTCCCAGTCATCAGCAAGCATATCCGCCTGACTTGCCAACCATCCCATTTGGATGCCGGAAGTGCCGCAGAAAGCAATGGCTTTGTTGCCGATAGCATCGTGTTCTGCGTTGACAATCACGCCCTCCGGGCTCGTATAGCTGATGGCTGATGCCAATTCGATGTGCTGGTTTTTCCCGTTCCAGCCTGCCCGCCTGCATTTCTTGCCCTTCTTCATAGCCTCGATAGCCAAACCGAAGTTCATGCCGTCGATGGGGCGGTACGCTTCCTCGAACACGGCCTTTGGGCTAAAGCTCTCGTAGCCGTCCTGGTCGCGAACCTTGTAACCCTCTTCCACAAGCTCCATGCTTCTGGGATAGACCTTGCCACCAATGCGAATAGCAGGGGCTGCCTCAATGATTTTCGTGCCGATGTAGGTTTTCATTTCCATTGTCATTCCTCCGTCTATACATGTGTGATGGGGAAGGGTACGTCTGTATCCAGCTCCCGCCCCTCAAAAATGGTGGGGTAATGGCTCACCTTGCACCTTCGACAGTAAATCGGCGTGTTGTAGATCACGCTGCCCGGTTCGATGTGCTGAAGCGCTTTCCCGCAGATAGGGCAGCGGTAGACCCACGTCCCATCTACCACCATGCTCCAAACTCCCCATGCTCAATGCCGCCGTAGAGGTTTTCCACGTCACCGATCACGCTGGGAAGGCTCTGGCGGCACAGCTCCAGCTGTTCCAGAAACGTCTGCCACAGAAAGTTGGCTCTGCTGGGGTCCTCCTCCAGCAGCAGCAGACCTGCCAATCCGTAGGGCAACGCCCCGGTGCAGATCCGCTCATCCAGCGCCACCTCGTCCGCCATCTCCGTCACCTTTGGGCAGATAGGCCGCTTGCCGCCCGCCGCTTCCAGTGCCTCCCGGTAGTTGTCGCTGTACGGAAACGCCCGGTCTAAAACGCTGTTCAGCAGGGAAACGGTCCGCAGCTTGTACTCCTTGGTGTCCGCCGTATCCGTGGAGCCGGTGGATTCGTTCTGGGAATCCATCAGGTGGATGGCGATGTCAAAAATCTGCTGTACCGTAACCGCCATATCACACCTCCCGCCCTTTCAGGCTGGCTTTCATGGTGTTCAGGTCGTAGGTCATCAGGTTATCAATGCCCTGCTCCACGCTTTTCTGCCGGTCCGTAGGCTCTTCCGCCTCCGACTTTTCCGGTTCCGTGGGGGAGGGGGCTTTGATCTCCCGCAGCAGCCGCAGGATCAGCACTGCGCATACGGCAGCGCCTATGCTGGCCGCACCGCAGATCAGGAATAAAACCAAAATCAGGCCGTTCACCTCGCCGCCTCCTCACTTGAAGTCGCTTGCATCCACGCCGTCCCCAAAGGTCACGTTCACGCTGATGTCCTGGCGGGTCTCCTGCTTGTCCTGATAGCCGCCCAGACGCTTCTGCTTGTTCAGGAAAATGCCTCGCGTCACCATGCCCTTTTCCTGGTAGATGGGGCTGGTGTCGATCTGCTCCTGAATCCGCTGATAGGCCAGCCGCACGTAATAGCTCATGACGCAGCGGGGATCGGTGATTTCCTCATTGCCCGCTTCAAAGGCTTCCACCTGCGCTTCGACCACTTCGGCCTCCCGGCCATCGTTGTAGTCGTAATACCCCTGAAGCCGCTGAACCGTCCATCGCATCGCATTGGCAAGGCCCGCCTCGCTGTATGCCTGCTCCAGCCGGTCCTGCACGTCAAAGTATTCCTCGGACTGCTTCAGGAACGCCTTGATTTTCTCGATCGTCTGCTTCTTGTGGGCCGCGGCGGCTTTCTTGTTCATGTTGTCCATGTGCGCCTTGCGCTCTTCCGCAGTGGGATTTTTCTTCTGATAAGCCATGCCCCGGCCCCCTCTCGCAAAAAATTCTGGCAGGGACGGTTGGGAATCGAACCCACCCAAGCGGTTTTGGAGACCGCCTCGCCATCCTTGGAACATTCGCCCCTATATCCCGCGTTTGCGTACCTGCCGGAGCGGGTACGTGTTCTAAGTAACGCTCGATTCAACGCGGGCAAATCGAACGGCCCTTCGCGGAGCCACGCCCTGCTGACGGGACACAACGCTCGCCAAGTATGGGCTTGCCGCAATATTGCCCCTGTACGCTGTCAGCTTTGGGGATTGGCGGTCCCGGCAGGGATTGAACCTGCGACCCAGCGGTTAACAACCGCTCGCTCTTCCGACTGAGCTACGAAACCATGCTCCGGTGGGCTGTTCGGACCCACCGGGCAACAGGAAAGGAACTGAAGGTGAAAACTGGCGTCTGACATAGGAGGCAGGCGGGTTCTATCCCGCCAACTTCATTCAAGCATATTTCGTCAAGTGAACACAATGGGTTTCAGTTATTTTCGTAATGTTCTACATAAAATCCCCCACCCACTTTTTCCGCCACCCCCCATGAGGAGCACCGGCATAGCTTCCCGCAGCTGACATGCCAGTGCAGAGAGGTCTGTGAAAGGGGGGAGGGGATGTGTGTATATAGCCCTATACCCTGCGCGAGAGACACCCCCTGTTTTTCCGCTACCCCCCCTAACCCCCTGCTCTCTGGTCTCTACCTCTGGCCCCCTGACCCCCAGCCGGTGAAGCCTCGGCCCGTCCTGATGGAATCAGCCCCCAGCCGGAGCAGCCAACAGGAATTGCCCAGCCGGGAGAGGAAATACACAGAATCGACACAGCAACAGCCGAAACCCAGCAGCCGCAACGGAAATATTTAATAGCCCCTTAAATCTGCCCGGAAAGGGTAATTGCCGCAATCTCACAATAGCTCCGAATATCTCGCAAATGCTATGTTTTGCTCCCGTTTTCTCGTCTTTCCTCACCCTCTCGCGTTTTTTATTCGTTTCTTCTCCCTCTTGCGCTACTCTCTCGGTAGAGTATATATAACACCCCCCTGTAAGAAATATATATTTATCTCTCTGGGGTATGGGGAATACGCCCCCATCTCTCACTCTGCTATTCTCTCCCCCTATAGTCCCCCTCTCCTTCCCTCTCTCTCCCTGCCCCCGCTGCTGCCGCTGCTGCCGCCTCGCACACAAAAAGAAAAGCGCCGGGGGTGTTATCCCTCGACGCTCTGACGCTCGTTACAGCTTGTCCCGGATGGCCTCAATGATCCAGGCGTTGACGCTCTGGCCTGCGGCTGCTGCTGCCGCTCTGATCTGGGCCTTGGTTGGTGGCTCTGTCTTACTCGTCATTACCACGATGCGCTCTTGATTTTCTCTCTGCCATATATTCCGCCGATCTGGCTTTCTTTCCTCCATTGTTTCACCGCCTTTCTTGTGCTACATTATACAAAATCGCCGCAAATCATGTCCATGACAAAATTGCACAAAAAGTCATGGCAATGATTGTTGATTTTGCCTGCTTGACAGCGTCATGGAAATGACGTATTATTAAGGCACACAAGGCGATCACGACAACGCCGGGGGATGAGCAAATAAAACCAGAAAGGACGAGATAAAATGCTCAACCTCGACAAACTCGACAACATGGAACTTTCTGCCAGACAAGACCTTGATTGGAAATCGCTCATGCAGCTTTGCGAAGTGTCACGAAGCGATGTATTCAACGGGATTTACGCCGCATATAAATACGGATTCCAGCGAGGGCAAACCGCAGGGAGAAGCAAAAGCAAAAAGAAGCCCCGGCCAGAGTTCCAGCACTGACCGAGGCACGCCCCAAACTCAACCTCAACGAAAAGAAAGGAGCCTTATTATTATGGCACAGTATTTTGAGAATGTAAAGACCTTGGACGAGCTGAAAAAGCAGTATCGCCGCTTGGCTATGAAGTATCACCCCGACATGGGCGGCAGCACTGAGGCCATGCAGCAGATCAACGCCGAGCATGACGCACTCTTTGAAATGCTGAAGAAGCAGCACAACGCCAGCGCGGACGAGTACCACCAGACCACCGAAACCGCCGCCGAGTTCCGCGACATCATCGACTTTCTGATGAAATTTGATGATCTGGAAGTTGAGCTGGTCGGCTCCTGGGTGTGGTGCGGAGGCAATACGAAGCCCCACAAGGACGAGCTGAAAGCCGCCGGTTTCCACTGGTCCCAGAACAAGGCAAGATGGTATTGGCATCACCCCGAAGAGGGCCGCAAGTGGAGACGTGGCAAGGCCACAATGGACGAGATCCGCCGGAAGTATGGAAGCCAGATTTTCAGCGGCGGGCGTGAAGATAGCGCATTTGAGAAAATCGGGGCGGCCTGCTGAGCCGCCCCCCCAGAAAGGAGAATTGAACATGAAGAAGTTGCACGTTTACACCGTCTACATGGATGACGGGGACGCATTCAAGGTCACCGTCCCGGCAGAGAGCGAAGCCGCCGCAAGAAAATACGTTGCCGGAAATGGTGACGTGATCGCCGTAAAAGATGCCCCCTTGCAGGACATCGACACCGGATGCCTGGCCGACACCCTCCGCCGGGACGGATGGGGCCAGATGGAAATTGACGTAATCACCCGCACCCTTGCCACCGTTGGCCTGGAGCGATAACAGAAAGGAGCATGAACCATGATCCAGATCAAAAATATTTTCGATAGCCTGCGCGACGATGTTTTAAGCGGCAAAATGACGCTGAAGGAAGCCGCCGCGGAGCTTTACAGAAGCGGATGCACGAACTTCATCGATGAGGAAGCCACGCGCCGCCGGTTACATTTGGCCGACTGACACCACCGCCCGCCCCGGAGGTCACGAGGGCAGAAAGGTTTTCACGATGGAAAAATACAAGATCCACCTCAACTATTTGGACGTTTACGCCAAGCAACTGAGCCAGCTTGAAAATGAACTGTTGGATATGCTGAATAAGTACGATGTCACCGCAGACCTTGATCAGGTGGAGCGGCTGAGCAGCCAATTAGAGAAGCTAAAAACCGTTTTAGACACATTTCAGCCCACGAGGGCAGAAGGGACCCATATATGAGCTATCTTGACCTCTTCCAGCGCTACGGCAACCCAAGCCGAGAAGCGGAAATACGGCTGACCGCCTATCTGCTCCGGCCCGACGCCCTGACCGCCGACCGCATCAAGGCCCACGATGACAGCGCCGCCCGGATGATTGCCCGGTGTAACGAACTGATCGACCAACTGACCGAATACCGCGCAGCCCTGGCGGAGCGATACGCCGCCCTTGCCACTGCCGCATACCGTGACCGGCTGGAGCTGACCCGTGACCCCGGTTACAGGGGCAAGCCGGTAATCTACTTTGTGCGGATTGTCCGCACTTATGAGGACGGCACCACGGAGCGCGTTTTGGACGAAAAATATTTCGGCACGGAGCGCCGGAAAGCCTTTGCCCGGTTCGCGGAGCTGAAGCACCAGCGCCCCGGCATCGAGACCATGCAGGACACCGAGAAGCGCAGCTGGGAGCGTTGACAACCGAAAAAGAACAGCGGCCCGGAGCCATCCGAGCCGCTGATTTTTTATGCCGTTTTCGCCATGCTTCACAGTACCTTCACAGTATAGCCGCCAATCCCTTGCCATTACTCAAAAAGTCTTACAAAAGTTTTAAATTTTCACGATTTTCTCCAAATTCCACTCGTTGACACCGTGCACCACCAAAGTCTTTATTTCCAACGCCTGCGGCCTCTTTAGTCTATGCCTGATAGTGTCGCACGGTGTTGTCGGAATCATGCCACAACTTCACAGCAACTTCACAGTTGGAAACCCACTTTTCACCGAAAAGTTCACACGAAAGTATTTCTACTTTACAGCTTCAAAATACGCCGTCAGCTTCTCGGCTGCCGTCTGCCTCCGATCCTGCCGCAGATGGGTATAGACCGCCTCCACCACCTCCGGCGTATCGCCCAGCAGTCCAGCCGCCTGCCTGGGGTCCAGCCCCGCCTCGTAACAGATCGTGGCAAAGCTATGCCGGAAGCAGTGCGGCGTGATGGGGAACGTCTCCACCGTCTCACCGTTTTCGCCCTGCTGGATCTCATTCAGGCCCACGTCCCGGCAGTAGTGCCGCCACTCCCGTGTGATTTCATGGGGCCGCATATAGCCCCCATCATCCCCCGGAAACAGCAGCCCGATCCGGTTTTTCGGCAGCGCCTCCGCCAGAGGCGGCAGCAGAGGAATATCCCGCAGGCCGTTATCCGACTTCAGGTGATTTTCCAAAACCGGCTTGGTGGTTGCGTAGTTGACTTTCTTGTCGATGTGGATCACACCGGCTTTGCGGTCGATGTCGCGGTACGTCAGCGCCAGCGCTTCACCACGGCGGCATCCGGTGTACAACAGCAGATACCCAAACATCCACCAGCGGGCCGCCTTTGTCAGCCCCGCCGCTTTCACGGCCTCCTCCTGCTCTTCCGTCAGCGCCTCCCGCTTTTTGCAGGGCAGGCCCCGACTTTTTTTCACCTCCGCCGCCGGGCTGATCCTGATGTCTCCCTTGATGACGGCATGGGCAAAAATCATCCGGCAGACGGCCAGCTCAATGCCGACGCTGTTGGCGCTGCGTCCTTGGGCCTCAAAGCGCTTGATGTAGTTCCGCACGTCTACCGGCTCAATCTCCGACGCCCGCCCCGGAAACGCCTCTTTCAGACGCTTCACGGCGTAGTTGTATACTCGCCGGGATGATTCGGAGATCTCTCTCTCGTGCTCCCGCTCCCACTCGTCCGCGATTACCGGGAAATTCCGGCCCTTCTCCGCCTCCAGCTTGTACTCTAAGATCTTGCGGTCTACCTCTCTGTCAGTCTTGCCGCGAAAGGCTACCCGCTTGCCGTTGATGGTGCGGATCGCCTCGTGCAGTCCGTCCTTGCGGACGCCATATTTACTTTTCTTCGCCATTTTTTCCTTTCCTCCTGTTGCATCGCCAGGGGGATCGTGCTATACTGTGATTGATCCTCCTTTAGCTTTATCGTGATTGCGATTGGTGGTATCATCTGCCGTCTGAGTGTTCCAGCACTCAGGCGGCGTTTTTTTATTCTGTTATACCCTATCCGCCACAAAAACCGCATGGCTCAAACCCTAACGCCATAGCATCATCGCAGCTGTTGAAATAAATTAAATTCTCAGGCTTTATTTGGTTCACGTATGGGCAGTCTGAAAAATGATAGGTATCTCCGCGTCTGCTTGCGCAGAACTCCCCATAGTTCGTAATGGTATAGGTCCGTAGAAATTCGTAGTCCATAGCAGTAGCAACGTGGTCGAGGGATAGGTCACAGTCTACCCCTTCCGGTCCCATATACACGCTGGCAACATTCTTTTGGGGGTCATATTCGGAATCGCCACTGTCTTCCCTCCCATACGGAAGGCGTATATTTACGATGGTGTATCCCTCGTACTTGGAGACTGTTGCAATGCAGAAAATTGAGCTCGTTCCAGTATCCAGCCAGGATGCGTAATTTTGCTTGTATGTATCTTGTTCATAAAAAGCCCCGACCTCCGGTTTGGAGCAGAAATGCCAGAGCGCCGCATTTACACCGCCAGCCACAATAGCAGCCGGCAATACAATTCCATAAACAATTTTACCCGTCATGGAATGTTTTTCTGAAAAAGCACTTCTGAAAAAATCGGCAAGGTTAAACATGCTCCAATCTATCTTTTTCCTCTTGAAGATCAATTCAAACACGGAAGCTATGAGTGCCCACACAGTCACTAATGCGAAAAAGAAAAATAGAAGTGAGCACACGAAAAGAATCTCTTTAAGGTCTGTCATTTTCCCCACTTCCCATCAAAATTTTTATTCTATGTACCGGATCGCGCCCCAGGACCCGTGAGTAGCGTCCAGATAGAGCAGCAGCAGAAAAATCAAAAGGAACGTGAGAATCCCGAACAGGACCCGCTTCTCCCTCTGCTGCTGGCGGATCAGCCGCCGCAGATCGTCGATGTGTGCGGCATAAATGCCCCGATCATCGTCCTGCTCGCTGTTCCGCAGCACCTCCAGAATCTTTTCGGCCACATCGTCCGGCGGTTTCACCGCGCCGGAAATGTAGCGTGATACCATGCTTTCCGATGCATTGCATTGCTCGCCGATTTCCCGCAGGGTCAGCGGGCTTTTCATGCGCATTGCCCTCGCCTTTTCCGAAAAATTCACCGTTTCCCCTCCTTGAAAGTTTTTTGCAAGGAAAATCCTCCCTTTGAATTGGACTTTCTCGCTAAATGGGTCTATCGTTCTCATAGGCCCACTCCCCTTTCCCCGGTCCCGCTTCGGCGGGCCGGGGTTTCAAATAGAAAGGAGCATCCAACCTATGACAGACCTTGAATTTCTGGAAACCTTCCGCAACTTACTGCCGGAGAAGCAAGCCGCCGTACTTATTGCGATGCAAGAGCTTTTATTATCTCAACAATCCGTTCCCGGTTCTCCGGCGTCAGCTGATGTAAAAGCTCCATGATCCGCTTATCCTCTTCGCTCAGCTCGCCCTCATTCGTGGGGGCGGGCTTTTCTTGTTGTGCAAGGTCTTTTGCAAGTTGATACCCGTCCCAAAAAATATTATTCTCTTCAATTTCTTCATCTGTTCGCGGCTGATTTGATAAGAAAAAATCTTCTATATCGGTGGAGAAGAAAGTAGCGATTTTTTCTATCGTTTCATACTTTGGTGTCCTCCCTTGTTTCCAAGCGGTTACGCTCCCAGACGAAATGCCCAGTTCTTTTGCAACTGCATTTGGACTTTTCCCCTCCTTTTCGCACAATTCCTTATATGTTCTAAAAAAACGTGTCATGATTACCCCCTAAATTGCACTATTTTACCAAATTATCATACTGCAATTTATACACTTCAACAAATCTCATTCGCGATGAAATTTAAACTTGACTTATCTCATTCGCAGTGAGATAATGAACACTGTGGATGAGATCTCACCGCATTATCTCCTTGATGAGATATTAGCACAACAGATAGTCAAATGTCAATGAGAATTTCTCATTTTTTGTGAGAGGATGGTGCATACAAGATTGAACAATTACGAACGTTGCAGAAGAGAAGCCGGATTGACGCAACTCGACGTTATGAAGGCGCTTAATCTGAAATCAACAGGAACAGTTTCTATGTGGGAAACTGGCCGGAATGCCCCCAGAGGAATAATCCTCGTTAGGCTGGCCGAGCTTTACAAGTGCAGCGTGGATGAACTTCTCGGCGTTAGCTCAAAAAAGCGAAAGAAAAGAGGTATGCGTGGTGAGTGACCTTGAAATCCTGTTGGCATTGCGATCCCTGTCCCCGGAAAAGCAGGCACTTGTCATTAAGCTAATGGGAAAAGTGGTGTTTTATCAATCTAAAGGAAAGCATAAGGAGGACACGCAAGATGAATGAACTGATCCCTATCAACATGAACGACCCGGAGCGGATCACGGTTTCCGCGAGAGATTTGCATGAGTTTTTGGAAGTGGAAACGCGGTTCAATGACTGGTTCCATCGTATGTGTGAGTACGGCTTTGCTGAAAACCACGATTTTCGGTTTTACTCAAAAATGAGTAATACATCCGGAGGCCGACCGGCACAGGATGCTCAAATTACCATCGACATGGCAAAGGAACTGTGCATGCTCCAGCGGAACGAAAAGGGCAAGCAGGCCCGTCAGTATTTCATCCAGTTGGAAAAGGACTGGAACAGTCCGGAGAAGGTGATGGCCCGCGCCTTGCAGATCGCCAACAAGAAACTGCAAGTGCTGGAAGCCCAGGCGGAAGAGAACCGGCCTAAAGTGCTGTTTGCTGACAGCGTGGCGACGTCCCACACATCCATTCTGATTTTCGACCTTGCAAAGATTTTGAAGCAGAATGGAGTGGATATTGGCGGAAACCGCCTGTTCGAATGGATGCGGAAAAACGGCTATCTGGTCCGCCGGAAGGGCAGCGATTACAACATGCCCACGCAGCGGAGCATGGAAATGAGCCTGTTTGAGGTAAAAGAGACCAGCGTTTCCCATTCCGACGGACACATCAGCGTGAACAAAACGCCGAAGGTCACGGGTAAGGGGCAGCAATACTTCATCAATCTTTTCCTCTCGAAAAAATGAATAATTATTCGTGCCGTTACACGAACAATTCCCCTCGCTCTTTACCCAGAAACGTCAATGCACATAGCTCAGGCAATTAACGGCCCGCACCACCAATCGCAATCACGACAAAACCGAAAAAGGAGGCCCCTATGGAACATCCAGCATATCGAGACAATCTCGAACAAATCCTCGCCTTTACCGGCGGGCGGCAGCTTTTGAATCTGGCGGACATCCGCAAATTCACCGGCATGAAGGATCTTCGCACCATTCAGCGCCATTTCCCTTTGCAGAAGGGCGGCTACATCTCCGCCGCCACCTTCGCCCGGCAACTCTGTGGAGGTAAAAAATGAGCAAGCTCAACCTCTGCGGCTTCAAGCCGGACCCAAAGCCGCCCGCGCCGCCGGAGCTGGGTGCCCGGTGCAGTTTCCGCCTTTGCCTTGGCGACGCTGAGCACCCAACCCGCACCGGCACCGTTTCCTACATCAACATTCCGCACCGCTGGTTTCTGGTCACCTTCGACGGCGGCCTGCGCCAGTGCTATCACTTCGGGGAGGCTTAATTATGGATATTACAACGTTCATTTTTGTGCTGATCGGCGCATCCACCGCCGCCGACTGGCTTTTCAAAATCGTAGACATGATCGAGAGGAGGCCCCGCCATGAAACGCGCTAACCGCACACGGGAAGAGCGCCGCCGGGACCGGGCCGACTTCTCTGCCTGGATCTCCTTCGGCTGCTTCCTTGGCTTCCTGCTCATGGTGCTGGCCCACATGCTGGGCGTGATCTGATGCGTAGGCGCCGTGGCCGGATGGCAGAATTACCGCCCTGCCCCCGGTGCCACATGTACGGCGGTAAACGGATGGTAGCCCCCGGAAAGGAGGACCTGTTTTTCGTCCTCTGCGATTCCTGCGGCTACCGCACGAAAAAATATACGGACATCGCCCATGCGGTCCGTGTCTGGAGGGAGACCCAACTATGACCAGAAAAACCTATCCCATCTGTGCCCACTGCGACCACCCCATGAACCCCGCCGCAGAGGATGACTGTGACCGGATGTTCCAGCTCCCGAACGGCGAGCTGTACTGCCCGCCCTGCTTCAAAGATTACCTGCTGGATAAGATTGATGACGATATGGACCTGTTTGCCGATGCCCTCGGCATCCCGGTGCTGTATACGGAGGGGCCGTCATGCTGATCTTTGACGAGGCCACCCACACCTACACCCTTGACGGTATCCAGCTGCCCAGCGTCACCGAAGTCACCCGCTTCTGCGCCTATGACTACAAGTCAGACCGGCCATGGCTGGCGGAGGCTGCCGCCCGCCGGGGAACCGCCGTCCACGAAGCCTGCGCCCTCATCGACTACGGCGAGGAGCCGGAGGAAACCCCGGAGATCGCCGGATACCTGAAAGCCTACCGCCGGTTTCTCAAAGACTGGAAACCGGAATGGAAACTGATTGAATGTCCCATAGCGGACCGGAATATGAAAATGGCCGGAACGATGGATCGCTTTGGCATCATCCATAATGCCCCCGCCATTCTGGACATTAAGACCGGGCTGCTCCATGACGCCGCCCTCTCCGCCCAACTCACCGCCTACAAGATGATTTTCTCGTGGGACCCGCGCTGCGGTTACGGGAAAATTCAATCGCTCTATGCCTTGAAACTCTCTAAGGATGGCACTTATGAGCTTCGCCATGTAGAACCAAATTCAAATTTGGTAAACGCCTGCCGCACCCTCCATAAAGCCACAGAAAGGAAGAAACGCACATGAATGAACTCGCCCTGTACCAATACAACGCCACAGCCCTGACGGTGGCCCCCGTCCCCCGCACCGGGAATTACACCATCTGCATACCTGGCGGCGTGCCCGTCACCCTGAGACGCGGCATCGACTTCGGCATGATCCGCAAAAAAAACGGCGATGCCCTGACAAAAAACCCCGCCCTCTACAAGCCCGGTGCGGAGAAGGTAGCCGTGACTTACGGCCTCTGCCAGCGCTACACACTGGAAAGCAAGCTGGAGGATATCGAGCACGGCTTTTTCTATTTCCTCGTCCGCTGCGACCTCATCAAGATCTATGACGGCAAGGAATACGTCATCACCTCCGCCTACGGCTCCGGCAACACCCGGGAGGGCCGCACCGGTTCCCAGTCCCCCTATGACGGTGCCAACAGCGCGGTCAAGATGGCCCAGAAACGTGCCCTGGTCTCTGCCGCCCTGTCCCTCGGCTGCGTCTCTGATATGTTCACCCAGGACATCGAGAGCGACACCGAGGACGGCAGCGCCTACATGACCAACAAGGACCCCAACGCCCCCATTACTGCCGCGCAGGTCAAATTCTTCTATTCTGCCTGTTCCCGCCACGGCCTGACAAAGCAGGAGGCGAAAGCCCTCTTGAAGGCCCACGGCTATGACAGCGCCAGCAAGGTCCTCAGCAAGGACTTTGACGCCCTGCTGGACGCGCTGGAACCGAAGGAGAATGCCTAATGTTTATGAACGGACTGCCCACCTACAGCAAGGAGGGCAAACAGCTGAAAACCGGCCTGATCGTGGGCCGCGCCGCCAAGGACGGCCAGATCTACGCCACCCAGAGTGGAAAGGAGGTCGGCTCCGTCTCCGTACCGGCCTACGATAAGCAGGATGGAACCACCGCATGGCTCACCGTCAAGGGCTGGGGCCATTGGGCACGGCTCCTTGCCAATGTCCGCAAGGGCGATTCCGTATTCGCCGTGGGCCGCGTGGAGAGCCACGACTATGAGGGCAAGACCTATAACGACCTGATGGCAGATTACGTCTGCGTCTCTGCAAGCACCGCTGGACAGACCCCCGCCCAAGGTGCCTATGCCGCCCCCGCCTCCACTGATAATTTCACCGAAATTGAGGATGACGGGGAGCCTCCTTTTTAACAGCTTTGCCGTGTGTGTCTAAAGAGTGATGACGGGCGGATGCAAACAAGCCGCAGCACGATCACCGACGCACACAGCAGCCGCAGAGAAAAGAAGAACGCCCCCCCACACCCCCCTAAGAAGAAAAGGACGAAAAGATTATATATATTATCTCTCTTAGCTGCTGCAGCAGCAGCTAAAAGAAGCTATTAAGAAGCTATAAGAGACTTCTACGGAAGCCTTACAGGAGAAGAACATGGAGAAACAGGATACCCGGCGCTTGTTCAGCCTGATCGAAACGATCTACCCCAACGCGAAGCAGCAGTCCCGCACCGCCGCAGACTTAGAGGCATGGACACTGGTTTTGGCCCCATGGGACTACGAGGACGTGAAACAGGCTGTCATTGTCCGGGCGAGGGAAAACCGGTTTTACCCGGATGTGTATGAGCTGGTTCCATTCCTTCCAAAACTGGAAAAACCCAACGCAAAGGAGGCCCCCATGCCGGAGCCGTCCGACGTCTATCTGGAAAAATTCTATGCCAAGGCAGGCGAACAGCACGAGCGCTGGCATGAGGCCGGTATCCCCACCCCCTCAGAGGCGAAGAAGCAGGGGATGACCTATGCCGCATGGTGCGCTCTGGCAGATATGCGAGGTGTTTAATGGCAAGTAATTTTCGGCTGGACGAGCTGATCCGCCGCTATCCCCCACGGGAGAAGAAGCAGAAGAAAGCCCCCAAGGGCAGCGCCGCAGCCGCATATCAGCAGCAACTTTGTTGGGACTGCGCATCCGCCTGCGGCGGCTGCGAGTGGTCCGACCATCTGAAGCCGGTCCCCGGCTGGGACGCCACCCCCACAAGCCGGGTGCTGAAGGTCGGCGGCAAGGGCAAGGGCGGCACACGGGTAGCATCCTCGTTCGTGATCCACTACTGCCCAAAATTCAGGAGGGACACACGATGATGCGGCTTGTGATCGACATTTACGATGGCGAGGACACGCAGGGCACAAAGGAGGCCGTGGCCATGCTGCTGGAGCCTCTGGGCCGCGTCCGGGTGGTGCAGGTCATCATTGACGGAAAGGAAGAAAAGCGATGAAGGTTACATTCACAGTCCCCGGCATTCCGGTGGGCAAGGGCCGCCCACGGTTTATGAAAAACGGCCACACCTACACCCCGCAGAAAACGCGTGATTACGAGAACAAGGTGGTCCAATGCTGGCAGTACCAGAGCGGAATGGGATTTGCGGACGGTATCCCGCTGACGGCTACCGTCACGGCGTTCTTCACGGTGCCCAAGAGCACATCGAAGAAAAAGGCCGCCGCGCTGGACGGAACGCCCCACATTAAGCGCCCTGACGCTGACAACGTGGCGAAGGCCATTCTGGACGCACTGAACGGCCACGCCTACAACGATGACAGCGCAATCGCACTGCTGACCGTGCGAAAGTATCAGACAACCGGAGCCTCCCGCGTGGAGGTCACTATTGAGGAGGCAGAATGATGGATGCTGTGGAGTTTTTGAACAAGGTTGACCGTCTCAGCAAAAGGGGATCTACCGAAGAAAAAATGCGCTACAACGATTATAGGACAGCAAGAGATAATACACGGGCGGTGAAGTTTGTCGAGCGATGGGACGCCGAGCACCCCGTCAAAACCAGGCAGAGCGTGTTTCTTGAGCAGTGGCCGGACGCGCGTATTCATAAAGAGGATGGGTTACCGATGGCCAGCCCTTGCGACCTCGACAGCAAGCTGGCGGGCAAATGCAAGGGGATTCCTTGCCCGGAGTGCCGGAAGAAATTCTGGCTTGTGGAGGTGGAGGAATGACCCGTGAAGAGATTTTAGCCGCTGCCAAGCAGTGCGTGTGCGGAGACCGGGATCAGGATTACGGCAGCCCGGAAACGTCTTTCAACATGATCGCGGCGCTGTGGGAGCCGTATATCCGGGAGAAATGCGTCGGGCCGGATGCGGACGTCTGCATCACCGGCGCTGACGTAGGCGCCATGATGTGCCTGTTTAAGCTGGCCCGCATCGCCACCGGACACGGCAAAGCAGATAACTGGATCGACCTTGCCGGTTACGCCGCCTGCGGCGGGGAATTGGAGGACGCATGAAAGTGTTGATAGCCTGCGAGGAATCGCAGGAAGTCTGCAAGGCGTTCCGGGCGCTGGGCCACGAGGCGTATAGCTGCGACATTCAGGAGCCGTCCGGCGGGCATCCTGAGTGGCATATCCAGGGCGATGCGCTCAAGGCCATCGAGGGGGGGCAAGTGACTACCATGGACGGGGAGACGCATGATGTCGGCAAATGGGATTTGCTGATTGCGCACCCGCCATGCACATACTTAACTGTTACTGGGAATCGCTGGTTTAACACAGAAAGATATGGAGAAAAGGCGGCCAGGCGGGTGGCGTTGCGGGAAGAAGCTGCGGCGTTTTTCATGGCTTTTGCAAATGCAGATGTTTGCAAAATCGCAGTGGAAAATCCGGTGGGGTATATGTCTACATACTATCGCAAGCCGGATTGCATTATCCAGCCCTATGAGTTCGGACACCAGGCAAGAAAAAAGACTTGCCTGTGGTTAAAGGGCCTTCCCACTTTGAAACCGACAAATATTGTAGACGTAGGGGAAATTTTACCAGGTGGATACAGTGTAGGTGCGAGTGCGAATTATGCGAAAGATGAAAAGGGGAAAGCCCTGAGATGGAATGACCAGCGCACGGCAAGGGCCAGAAGTAAAACCTTCCCCGGCATCGCCAGAGCTATGGCGGAGCAATGGGGCGGAGACATAAGGGAGGAACCATGAGAGATACAAACCTCGTAAATGCGCTGCGTGAGCACGCGGAATGGGCGCGAGAAAATGAGTGGGAAACGCCGATCACGCTGGGTGATGATCTGGCGGAGGCCGCTGACCGGATTGATACACAGGCGAAAGAGATTGACACACTGCGGAACGAACTGTGCCTGAAATGCGGAAATTACACGCTGGCCCATGAGGGGGCCTGTAACGGATGCCGGTGGAGGAGGTAAGAAGATGGAACGATTGACGACAAGAGACGCAAATTGCGCAGACCCAAAAGTACTTTATGGTGTGTGGGTAAAGAATCACGATTATATTTCAGCGGCAAACCGCCTCGCCGACTATGAAGATACGGGGCTGACGCCGGAGGAAATCGACATGGATCACGAGGCCGCAGAGACGCTTCGCCATCTGTGCCAAGGCTGTGACCTTGACCGGTTGGAGGAACTGGCCGAGGCCGACAGAGACGGGCGGCTGGTGGTGCTGCCATTTACCAGTGGGCGCACTTTGCTATGCAAGGAAGACATCGACAGTCCGCGACTTATGAAGGATGTAGAGCTTGCAATTTGCTATTGCAGCAGTTGCGGAATTATGTTTCACATGGGTTACAATGTGTTCTGTGATCTGGTGAAACATGGGAGAATTACTGCGGTAAGCGAAGAGGCGGAGAAAGCATTGGAGGCGAAGAAGGATGAGTAAAGCCGTGCTTATCAGCATCCGCCCGCAGTGGTGTCAAAAGATTGCCTCCGCTGAAAAGACTATCGAAGTCCGCAAGACCAGGCCAAAGCTGGAAACGCCGTTCAAGGCGTACATCTACTGTACGATGCCTGACGCGAAGGACCCGCACAACATTCTTGAACTGCATGGTGCAGACGGGAAAATCCGCAAGGCAAACGGCAAGGTCGTCGGGGAGTTTACCTGCGACCGGATATTTCCCATCAATGTTTTCGACAATGGTAGCATTCAGAACTGGCTTTTCGAGCACATGGAGCGATCTTGTCTTACATACGAGGAGCTTGCTGACTACAT